CCGCTGCCCATGAACGGATCAAGCACAACGCCCGGCTTCGTGGCGGCGCGGCAGTCGCACGACGGGCGAAAGCCTGTTGTTTGCCGCCGTGTGTCAGGGAAGTTCCTACCAACGCCGCCGGACATTGCGCCGCCTGTCCTTAATGGATGGTCATAGCGCTGGTAGTTTGACCGTGCGACCTCCACGACCCGCACATACGGCTTCCCGCACGCTGCGCACACCGTCGCCGGACAGCCCGCCAGGATCATCGGCTCGATCAGCTTTTGCGGGAACGTGGCGAAGTGGGCGAACGGCGTAGGCTCGGTGGCGACTGTCCACACGGAGCGGCGGTTGCGGCCTGCCATCGGATCGCCGTTCCCTGCCGATTGCCGTTGAATTGGAACACGCTTGTCTCGGTGATCCGCCAACCGGACGCGATTCCACATAGCTTCGCCGTCAGTTGTTCTTAGTCCCGGTTCCCGCACCGCATCAGCATCATAGAAATAGCGCGGCGCTTTCGTGAGCATGTACACCATCTCGTGCGCCTTCGTCGGGCGATCCGTGACGCTTTCCGGCATGGGATTCGGCTTCGCCCACACGATCTCGCTGCGAATCCACCACCCATCATCCTGTAAGGCAATGGCAAGACGGGCGGGTATCATCAACAGGTCTTTGTCTTTGTACCCATGGAGATACAAATCCGGCTTGTTGTTCGTTGTCGGTTCGCCCCGTTCGTGTCCTGATAACGTTTGGGCAACGCTGCTGTACCGTGATTTCGCGCTAGCGAACGAGTCGCCCATGTTGACCCAACAAGTGCCAGTTGGTTTTAGGACTCTGCGCACTTCCCGGTACACCTCGACCAGCCGCGCCACGAACGCGGCGGGCGTATCCTGTAGCCCAATCTCATCAGGCTTGCTAGGATGTCCGTCTGGTAAATACGACCTTAAACCAAAATAAGGTGGGCTGCTCACACAGCAATCCACGCTATCGCTCGGCAAGCACCGCAGGAACGCCAGCGCGTCGGATACGAAAACATTGTCAATTAGACGCGGAGCGGGTAATAAGAGTGGCGCAGCGGGCGCGGTTTGCACGGGTGTCATTCGGCCTCCGCTGGCGCGATCAGTTCGGTGTACGCCGGGTGCAAGATAATCGTAGTGCCGTTCGCCCGCTGGACTTCGTAGCCGATCCAGTCGGGATGTTGGCGCGGCTCAAGCTGCACAATCCGCACGATAAAGCCGCAGTCGAAACGGGCATATGCGCAGCGCACGAAGTCACCAACGTGCAAGCGGGCGGGTGTGAGCGGTAGCGATAGCTGTGTCATTTCGCCGCCGCTTTCTGCCGGGCGATCCGTTCCTGCGCTTTGCGGATCGCAAACGGGTATACGCCCGCCGCAATCGCCATACGGAACTCCGTACGATGTTCGCGCTTGAGTTCGGCTAGGTATTCGGCTAAGGTCAGCCCGCGCGATTCGGCTTGTTCGGTTAGCTTTCCCGCCTCTTTCAAACTCACAGGTAATCCTCCAAACGGACTTATAGGTTAATTCATACGCTAAAAAAACACCCATCCATTGCAAAGCGCGATACGATAGAGATGGAAGGGTAAGTTAATCTAATAGTACACCCGAAAGTCCATTGTGTCAATAGGCGCGAAGGGATTAAAATACAGAAAGGGCTTTATGCCACGTAAGGGACAAACAGTGGAGCGCCACTTTCGGGGTGATAGACTTCATAAGTTGCGAATAGGCGAACACCTAACGCAAAAAGACCTCGCCAACCAGATTGGCGCTTCTGAAAAGCAAGTCAACCGTTGGGAAAAGCACGATGTAGAGCCGACGGGTCATCATCTGCTGCAGTTAGCGCGGTATTTCAACGTAACGATTGAATACCTGCTCGGCGTAAGTAGTGACCCCGTCGGCTATCAATTCCCCCGCGAACTAAGCCCGCTGCAACGTCGCATAATTGAAGCAATGGATCGGGGCGACCTCCCGGCGATCAATCTGTTGCTGGCGCAATTCGTCCGCGAACAACTGGACAAAGACGCGCCAATCTCCCGTGCGTATCCAGACGAGAGCGAGTGATTTTCGATTAGGGGGCAAACTGTCCAGCCATTTTCGGGGATTAGCAAGAATAGTGAAAATTTCTAGCTGCATGGCTGCGGTCAATTTACAATCAGATGTTTCTCCCATGTGCGATGCTCCTCAATGAGACGTGATGCGAATAATGCTTCCGCGCTTTCGCGGCTGCAACGTCCGTGTAAATTATCCCCAATGTGAAACGCGCCATCAAGTGATTTGTAAGGCGGCGCGCCGGAATTCATGCAAGACGCGCTGCAATAGTTTGTAAGCGTTTTCTTTTGGTTAATGCGATTGTGATATTTATCTTGAGATTTCAACAGATAGTCACATTTGTTGATCCGGTTTGCTTATTGTGCTAAACTGACAATTGTTGTACGGATACAACACATGGAGACGCAATGCGAACGGCAATCACGGTCATCCTTTACGGGCTGGCGCTAGTGCTGGCGCTCGCCGCCGTCGTGCTGGCGGGCTACGGCTACTACATGGACAGGCAAGCGTTGACGGGCGCGCAGGACTTCGCCACCGTCGGCGCGTACATCGGTGCAACGCGCTACATCAGCACGGGCGCGGTAGTCGGCGTGCTGGCGCTGGCGCTGGCGGTTGTGGGGGAAGTGACGCGACGGAGGACAGCATAATGGACGAAGTACGTACACCGTTTTTGCGGTTAACGAAAGACGACTTTGAAATTCAAACGTTTCGTTCGGGCGGGCCGGGCGGTCAACATCAGAACAAAACGTCTTCCGGTGTGCGGATTATCCATCATGCCAGCGGCGCGATAGGCGAGTGCCGTTCGGAGCGTAGTCAGCTACAGAATAAACAATTGGCGTTTCGCCGTCTTGCCGCTGATCCGAAGTTGCGGGCGTGGATTAAGTTGGAAGTTGCCAGACGTGACGGACTGCTCGCTGAGGCAGAAGCGTATGCAGAGCGTGAAATCAACAACGCGGATCATATACTGGTAGAAATCCAACGCGACGGAAAATGGACGCCAGAATAGCGCTGGCGTGCGCCGTCGCGGGCGGGCGGGCGCAGCGGGCGTAGCGTACCGGGCGCGGGTATCGTAGCGGACGTGTGACGATAAGCGGCGCGTAGGGGCGGGCGTAAGCCCGTTTTTATTTTGCTTGCACTGTATTACAAATGGTGTATAATGAGTAGCGGAGGCAACTATGAAAACAAAATCAACTGTGACAACTATCCGACTGAATGATGACGACCTGAAAGCGATCAATCTCATTCAGGAACAATATGGCGCGGCGACAACCGCAGGCGCGATCCGATTGGCGCTCCGGCAAACCGCCAATCGGGTGAAGGCTGACAAAAAGCTGACAACCCGAAAATTGGGGGATGAAACACCTTGACATTGTATGTCGCATGTAATACAATGCAATCATAAGGTTGAACGAAACGGAGAACGAAATGACCAGCAAGACAATCAAACGCCCGTATGAAAGCAAGGGAATGTGGGCAGTCGAAATGACGACAGACGAAGGCGAGTTTGCGGGCTTTAACAGGATTTGGTGCGCAACGCAGGCCGAAGCAGAACAGAATTTCAACTTTTGGGTCGAGCGCGGCTGGACAGTCATGGAAGAAGAAAAGCAATCCACTGAACCGCAGCACTTCGACAGCGGCATGATGTACGACCAGCCACAGCCCGCGCCGGACGCGCCCGCCAAGCGTACCCCGCTCTACACTACCGTTGACGAAGCCGCCCGTGTCCTGAGCGAAATCGCAGGCGAACCCATCAGTGTTTTCGACCCGTACAACGATGGCTACTGGGTCGCCACATGCCGCCGGGCCAGCCGCAACACACTCAAGAATCGCGCCGCATACATCGAATGGGAGCGTAGTATCTTCGCGCTGCAGGATCGCGTCAACGCAGCGGGAATCTACAGTGGCTACGAATCGGTATATGTCAGCGGGGAAGATGAGCGTTGGGCAACTGTCCGATTCAACGTTTCGCATCCGAAGGTGTGGGGCGTGAAGGTACGCAGCCCATTCGCCCGCTAACGCAGCGCCCCGCCCGTCCGACGCCCGGTTACGCCGGGCGTTTTTGCGTGTGGTGCTGATGTGGCAGAGATGTGGTACAATAACACGCAGATGCACGCACAAGCACGTATCAGTATGTAAGGATTGACACATGAAGGTTAAGCGGAAGGTCAAGCAGGGACATTATACCAAAACCGTTGAAACGAACCTTGAGCGGTTTGACCTGTACCTTGACACCACATTTGAGGATGATCAGTTCATCCTCGATTACTTTAGTCAGTTCAGCCGCAAGGGGCAACGCAACATTGAACTGCGGCGCTTGCTGGCGCGTGCTATTGCAATGGAACAATCCGACGGACGTTGCGCGCGCCCGCAGCCGAAAGCGCAGACGAAACGGCTGAACGCCAGTGAGGGGTACGAACGCCCGATACTTACAAGCGCTGATCAGAAGCTAAAGCAGATTGCCGCGAAACTGGAAACGGCGGATAACGCTCTTGAAAACGCAACCGCCAATTTCCTGAATAGCTTTTAACCTACCGGATCGGGCGTTGGCACATCATCACTGACCGCTTCCAACAGCTTCCCCGTATCGTTAATCGCCTGACGGCACTTCCGGCGGCAAGTTCGGCTTGCCGTCGCTGACCGTCTTGAGGATGTCCACCACCACCTGCTTAAACCTATCCTGATCCGCGTTGATCGTCGGCACAAGCGGCGCAATGGCGGTAATAAAGTCGATCACGAACTTGACCGCTACCACGTCTTTGCCTGCGGCCTCGATCTTGTCCAGCACCGGAATGTCAGCGCGGGTTGCTTCTGCAATCTTGACCGCCGCCGCCCAATTGCCCTTCGCAATGAAGTAGACAATCAGACCGATGATCGTGATTGCCAGTACCGCGCCCGTTACCAGAATCAGCAGTTGTGTATCTGTCATCTATCCTCCTCAGTTTACCCGCATGAAATACTTGATTGTCAACACCGGATCGGTAGCGTCCGCTGCGTCGTACAGCTTCCATGTCCAGCGCCATTTGCCCGCTGTCGTGAAATCCGGCTGATACTCGTATACGCCCGTACTCGCAGCGGTCACGGTATTTGTTGACGTCACGCCCGCAGGCGTGGTCACGTCCATCTTGACCAGCGGCGGGCTAATCAGCGCGGCGTCCTCATCGGTGACGGTAATCCGGATCGTCGGCGAGGTCGGCGCGAATACCGGATCGGCGGGCGTGACGTTGATGGCTTCTGTCATGTGATTTCAACCTCCTGTGTGGCAGCGTACAACCAAATCAGCGATTGTGTCACCGTATACGGCATGACGGTATCCGGCACGATGGTATAGGGCAGCACCAGCGTATCAGCAACACGGTAATGCACGAGGCTTGCCGCAATCGATAGCGCCGCCGTACTCGTTGCCGCCGCTGTCCCTGCTAACGTACCTGTAGCAGTCAGGGTTGCCATCGCCGTTGCGATTGCCGCCGCTGTGCTGATCAGCGCTGCCGTACCCGTGAGTTCGCCTGTTTGTGCGCCTGTTGCGGCTACCGTACCCACCAGCGCGCCCGTACCCGTTAGCGCAGCCGACGTGCTGGACTGCGCCGCCACTGTACTGGCTAGCGCGCCGTTGCCGGTCAACGTTCCTGTTGCGGTAGATATGGCGGCGGCTGTGCCATCGATGTCCG